AGACGTGGCGGCGGGTGGGGATTAGCTCGAATACATTGTTCGCCATGAATCTTATCTTCAAAATCGCCCCTAATTATCATCACGTCACCATCTGGTCAGGCTGTCCGAAAACGCACCGCCTCCTGACGACATTCACGATCACGCCGAAAAAGGGTATGGCTCGCCCGGCTCGATATGAGGAAATCCGAAGCCAACTGATGGAGTGCTTCAAGGTGAAGGCTCCCGAATACGTCCCGGCGAAATCGGAAAAATCTCCTGTGGCGAACGGACAAGCTCACAAATCCCAGCCCCATGGAAACTAATCAGCACGGCGGTAAGGAAGGCGCAGGCGCGGAGGCAAATCCCGGTCCCGAAGGGCTGGGATTTGGTGGAGCGCCATGTTCTGCATCTCTTTTGGCGCGCATCCGCGAACTGGAAGCCGAAGTAAAGCGGCTCAAAGGAGTGGCCCGATGCAAGCGGACGCCCAAGCCTGGAGTCGGCGGCGTGATCATGACGCTCCGGCAGGCGCAAGGCATCTCGCTCGACAAGCTCTCCAAGGAAAGCGGCATCAGCAAAGGAAACCTCTCCCGAATGGAGACGGCGGAATATCCGAACCCACGACTTGCCACGCTGGAAACCATCGCCCGCACGCTTGGCCACAAAGTCAGCGTGATCGTGGCCATGGCGGAAGATTCTTTTTTGCAGAACAACCAGATCACCAATCCATCCCCAAAATGAGCAATCCAACCACTGAAGCCGATCAAGCCACGAACGCCGCCACCGAAGCCCAAAGTGCCGCCGGGGATGGATTGGGTGAATCGCCTGTTCGGAAATTTCACATCTGGAGGGTCCGCCGTGAAGACTCGGAAGGATACTCCTCATTCTGTGATTACCAATCAAACTACGGCCCGGTAACGTCGGAGCACGTTATTACATCGCCAAGCGTGCGCGATTGGCTTCGTGGCCACACGCTGACTTGCATTTATCCGCCATCCTCACCGGAGAACGCCATTCATTTTCCGAACAAGCATATATGATGATTGGCGGGAAATGCCAAATCCCAGCAAATGAAGAGATACCAACGGATTAAAAAGAAATTGGCTTCCGAGCGGGGGCGGAGATGGGCTAATGCTCGCTGGTCAAAAGATCGCGAGATTAGATCAAGGATTGCAGCTCAGGAAATGGAACGGAGAAAAAATCTTGTCGTAATCCTGCGCGATAACCGGACAGGAGAAGAAAGGGTTTTTCCGTATGACGCTCTTTTCGCTGCTCGGGTAAGAGTTGCGGCTGGATCTGAGTGGTGAGCGCTATTCGTGGGGCGAATCTGGAGGCTTCCATCCAACCGAGACGCAGGGGATTGTAAAGGGGAGACTTGCGCAACGTGTCAAGATAGTTTTGACTCGACCCTTATAAAAATGGCCATTCTGAAAAATCAGAAACACGAGAAATTTGCGCAGATTGTTGCGAGCGGGGAATCTGCGGGCGCGGCATACAGGAAGGTTTATCATGCCAAGGCTTCCACGTGTGAAACGGAAGGCCCTGCAATCCTCAGAAAGCCTCAGGTTCGCAAGAGGGTCGAAGAAATACAATCCAAGGCCGAGGACAAGACCGTTATGACTCTCATTGAACGTCGCCGATTTCTGGCGGACGTTGTTCGGACGCCGATTTCAGAGGTCACAGAGGAAAGCGCCCTCGCTCAGTCCTATGAGTTCATCACGCTTCCAGGGGATTATGAAAGGCAACTCCACAAATTGAAGGTTCCCGACAAACTCAAGGCCATCGAGCTTGATTCGCGTCTTGCTGGTGATTTCAAGGACAAGCTGGAGGTTTCCGCTGATGGGCTCGGCGAGCTTCTTGAGGCCATTAGAGGAGGGAAGAGCGAATGACCATCGCAGACCTGAAAAGCAAGCTTCCCGACAAGCTCTGGCGACTCTGCAACCTCTATTCCATCAAAGACGCGGTGACGGGCAGAATTATGAAATTCGTTCCCCGCCGGGAGCAAATTATCATTTTCAAGGATCTGATTCGCGGGGTTCGCAAAATCATCATCCTGAAAGCCCGAAGGCTCGGCATGTCAACCGGGATTGATGTTTTCGCCGCGGATGACATCGCGTTTAATGCGGGGCTTCAATGGTCAATCGTTGACCAGAACCAGGACGACGCGAGCAAGAAGCTCAATAACATCGTGAAGGTCGCGATTGACTCTCTGCCGAAGCCGATTCGCGAGAGGCTGAAATACTTGCGCAGCAATGATAGCGCGGTCGAGCTCTCGACCATCACCGATGATACGACCAGCGCCATTTATGCGGGAAAGAACGCCCGCGGCGGCACAAACCAAGGGATTCACGTTTCGGAATGGGGTGTGATTCAGGCCGACGATCCGAAGCGTTCTGAGGAAATTCTGACAGGCGCTCTGCCGTCAGCCGAGCACGGCATTACAATCATTGAAACCACTTGGAAGGGAGGCCGCGGCGGTCATTTATGGAATCTCGTCAAGCAGGCCATGGAATTGCCGGAAAGTCAAAGGACGCTGAACGACTGGCATCTTTATTTTTTCCCGTGGTGGACCGACCCGACCTACACTGAGGCCGGGGACATTCGCGCCATTGAACCGGAGATTCTGAAATATCTCGCGGAGAAAGAGGCCGAAACCGGCCAGAGGTTCACCGATGGTCAGAAGTGTTGGTATGCACGCCGACGAAAAACACTTGGGATTTTCATCTTTCGCGAGTTTCCCACGACGATTGATGAGTGTTTCCGCGCGCCAATCGAGGGGGCGATTTACGCTGACATTCTGGATCAGCTTCGCGGCAAGGGGCTCATTCGGCCGGCCGAGGTTGACCGCAGCGCGTTGGTTCACACGTTTTGGGACTTGGGAAGCCCGCTCAACACCGTTGTCTGGTATGCGCAGTTTGTCGGGCCTGAGATTCGCATTATTGACTGCGACATGAGCACGGACGACAAGAAGCTCGACCTAACCCCTGTTGAGCGCGCGGCTCGAATCATGGGCAAGGGCTATCCGCTCGGGGAGCATTTTTTGCCGCATGATGCGATGGCGACTCAGAAAAGCGGAATCACGTTTCAAGGCGAGATGGTCACGGCTGGGCTGCAAAATGTGCGTGTTGTGCCCAGGACGCTTGATATTTGGGTGGGAATCAACCGCCTTCGCCAACTCATGCCGAGGATGACATTCCGCCTTCCGGCGTGCGAATTTGGCATTGAAGCCCTCGCGAATTATCACACGCGCCGGGAGAGTGGGGGAGGGATTGCGGTTGACGTTCCGGTTCACGATTGGTCATCGCATCCATCGGATGCCCTGCGAACGCTGGCAGAGGCTGAAATGGCCGGGATGATCCGAGGTGGGAGCGAGGTTTCCAAAGGGGCTATTAACCGCAGTCGCCCGGCGGTGATGACAGGAATCAGGGATGTTCAGCCAACAAGGACGGGGCCAAGACCGAGGGTTTTAATGTGAAGCCATTTGACATCATCGCCGGGCTTTACACGAAATTCCCGCAGCCGCGCTCGTTTGACGAGGATATTGCCGCCCACATTTCGACCGGATACGTGTTTTCCGCCCCCGATTTCTTCATTATGGGACGCGCAATTGACCGCTTCGCCGACCCATCATTAATCGAAGACCCGTGGCATCAATTCGATAAAACTAACGCATGGCTCGTTTATGCATTCTCAGGGTCGAGTCAAAACATTATTGACTTTATTCCCAATCCGCTGCAATGGATTGGCTTTCAACGACGGGGAAATCCACTTCGATTCTATGACTTTTCAGCACTCACGCGAAGGCTTTCAGGCGCTAAAGGAACAACAACAGCAGTTCGGAGGGGGTTCCACGCCAAAGCCTCCGAAGCAGGAAAAGATTTCGTTTCCCGAAGCCCCGCCGATTTCGATTCCTTCCCCGCCTCCCGCGCCAGCAGCGCCTCCGCCCCCTCCAACGACCTCCAATCTTGACAGCCAGCAGGCTTCGCAGGATCAGAAGCAGCAGGCCGCCCGACGCAAGGGCATTCGCTCAACCCTCATTGCCGGGGAATCGTCCGGCTCTCTGACTCCAAAAGCGGCTGGTCAGAAAACTTTGCTTGGCGGGTAATGGCCGAGAAAAAGCCAAGGAGGTCAGGGGTTCAACTCGCGCTTTCATGCGGGCAGCGGCTTACCTCGCTCAAGGGCGATCGTTCCGTGTGGGATGCGCTTTGGGATGATCTGGCACGCTACATCATGCCGAGAAAGGCGAACCTGATTTATCACGTTCAGAACTCGCCGGGGACGCAATACAACGATGTCCTTTTTGATTCAACTGCGGTGCAGGCGAATCAGGTTCTTGCCAATGGGATGCTGAGTTACATCACCCCGTCCGCCTCCGCATGGTTTTCCTTGGACGCCCCTTCTGGCATGGATTCCGATTCCGTGAAGCAGTGGTTTCAAAAATGCACGGAGATTTTGCGGCTCGAATTGGCCCGCTCGAATTTCGCAGCTGAGATCCATGAATATTACAACGACAGTGGGGCTTTTGGGACGGCTTGCATTGTTGTGATGCCGGGCAAACAGGCTTCACTCAATTTTCAAACCCAATCCATCGCGAGCTATTACATCGCCGAGGATGACGAGGGGATTGTTGATACCCTTTTCCGCGAGCTGAATTACGACATTCGCAAGCTCGTTCAGAAGTTCGGGATTGATGCTCTGAGCCCGAAAATGAAGGAAGCATGGGCCAAGTTTCAGGAGTGCGGAAAGATCGAGGGAACATTCCCGATTGGACATGCCATCTATCCGCGCTCCGATGACGACCGCGAGCCGGGCAAGGCTGACAAAAAGAACAAGCCATGGGCTTCCGTTTATTGGTCAGTCGGGGACAATCACGTGATTGAAAACACAGGCTTTGACGAGAAGCCATTTTTCGCCGGCCGATTCCTGAAATGGGGTGATTCCGTATATGGCTATTGCCCCGGCTGGATGGCGCTGCCGGAGGCGCGGCAAGTCAACTTTCTCGTGAAGCAAATGGATGCTCTCGCCGAAGTCAGCGCATTCCCTCGCTTTCTGGTTCCCTCGACGATGGTTGATGAGGTTGACCTTCGGGCGGGCGGCATGACGGTTTTCAATGAGAACATGCCCAACGCGCTTCCGAAAGAATGGATGACCGGCGGGCGGTATGACATCGGCCTGGATCGCGAGAAGCTGAAAAAGGAGGCCATCGAAAAAGCCTTTTACGTGGACATGTTCAAAATGTTTGCCTCTCTGGACAAGCAAATGACCGCCCGTGAAGTGGCTGAGCGCAGCGCGGAGAAGCTTGTTCAATTCACCCCGGCTTTCGACCGCCTGACGACTGAGGTTATTTCGCCGTTGTTGCGCCGCTGTTTCGGCATTCTGGCCCGAGCGGGCAAGTTTCCAGCCGCTCCGACTGAGTTGCAAATAAACACCGAGAACGGCCCGGCAATTCCAGACCCTGAAATTTCCTACAATTCGCGAATCGCTCTCGCGATCAAGTCTCTCGAAAACACGGCGTTTTATCGAAGCATGGAATTACTCGGGCCGATGGCCGCGAACCGCCCTGATATTCTGGACAACTTCGATCTTGATACCATTGCCCGCGATTCCAGCCGCAATGACGGAATGCCTGCGGATTGGCTCCTGGATGAGGATGAGCGCGACAAAATCCGAGATGCCCGCGCACAGGAAATTCAGAAGGCACAGGAAATGCAAATGGCGCTTGCCGCCTCAGAAGCCGCGAAAAACGCTGGCTCGGTGAAGTCTGACAGCGCGCTTGCGGGAGCATTGCAGAAAGCAGCATGACACCCGACCAA